TATTGAATGATCAAAAGACACTTTTCGGGACAGCCGCCTTGGAAGGCGACTCTGTGCGTATAGGTAAACCTTGTACGTACAGTCGAAACGGAGACAAACCTTATGTCACTGTTTCGGTCTTGGATAGGATTATTCACCTGTTGACGAAAGGATCGTCAGGGTGCGGTCGCCTTTGTGAGAACTGTGGTGAGCTCCAACCCGCCTTCGAGAAGAAGGGCGGATTGGTCACTCCCGTGGTCAATTCACAGGCGACTGCACGTCAGGTGCTACTTCAGTTCGGACTTCCTCCGAATTACCGGTTGCCCCTTCCATGGGCAAATTCCGGCGCGCATAAGCTGACGAGCTTGGTAGCGCGTGAGCGGTCATTAGGCTGTGACTGCTCATTGGGTGGTGAAGTGTATGTAGACGGTTGCTTTAACCGAGTACGTTCCACCCAGGAAATCGAGGATCTTAGACGCCAGCATGAGCGTCATCTCAATTATCTCGACCGCAAACATTTAGCGATCGAGTCATTGAAAAATAAGAACGACATCCTCGTCGTTGCAATCCTTTTGCAATGGTTTGGTGATCAACTTGATCTCCCACATGTCCTATGTGCCCTTAAGCTAGCACGCGGACTCCTCAGCTTGTTGCGCGATTCTGGTTTTCATAATGACCGTGATCATGAAGAGAATCATCGCGCTCTCACTCGCTTCCTCATACCATTTTTGAGGCACCATCTTCAGTTTGATTATCTTGATTATATCAAAGCTGTTAAATGGTGGTCGACTACGCTTCTCGCTAAGCATTTACGACAAGTTTGTGAGCCCAAGCCCCTAGGGACATGTGACCTTTATGGCGGGTTAAGGGGATCATTTCGTATGATCATGCGCAATCGTTGCGCATCCCGCCCTTGTAAGAGGACTTTCCACTTCTTCTCCGGACTTCAGCAGCTTAAACGTGCTGCGAATGTCGTTCCTGACAGCTTCATTGATGGTCAGTATACGAAGCACGCCCTTGCGATGGCGAAGCTTCCGGTTAGTCGTTTCGATATAGGTGTTATGCGAGGACACCCATCCGATCGAGTTCAGGCTCTCCAGCCACTCAACGACAAGGCCCCCCGTTATGTTTCGGTTGCGAAGATTGCTTGCAAAGCATCTAAGCAGATTACCCGTCTCATACGGAAAGGCCTAGGAAAGTCAGATACGTCTCGTCGGTATTAGTCGCTTTTTAGCGACTGAAGTCAAACAACCTTCGAATGAGGAAGCGTATCTAAAACGTTTTCGAGAGAAAGTACAATCTGTGATGAGTGCTTTCAAACCAGATCTCACCAGCGTCTACGCTCCAAGCTCTTCTGCTTGTTTTGAGCGTTCTCGGACTGATGGAGGTCAGAATGGTTTTGTTCTCGATTTTCTTGGTCACACATACCGTCCGCGTACACCTGCTGTATTGCAGCCGACGGCATGGGGTATTGAATGCGGAGATTTAGGCAACGATTCCGCCCGCAATCAACGAATCATCGACACAGGTCGTTTTGATGATTCGATTACCGAGGACCTTGAGCTTGGTAGTGGTGAAGTAATTCTCACTACAGCTCTTAGTCCTGTGACCTTAATGCTGTTTGGCCGTGACTGCGTGTGTGATAACCGCATTGATGGCCCCCACGGTTTCGACTGTGGTTGTGTCACCTCTCCTTACATATCCGATTGGCGTCGAAGGTACGCTGAAACGGACCATGCTTTGGAGATACTCGTTGATAATGACTCGACGGCGTTACGCCGAGCATTGTCAGGTGACTTGACAGCATTTAAGTTTCGTAAATCTTTTGGACGGCACAGCTGCGTCTCTATATTCGTTCAAGCGTTTTATCCACTCCCTCAGGTGAGTGGTTTATACGCTCGTCCGGATCGTCTCGGTGGTTATAAGAGGACTCCCTTGCGTAAGAGTACAGACGTAGAACCGACCTTCAAAGATTACGTATTTGGCCGAAAAGCGGTTAAAGAGATGCGGTCGCCCTACCAACTCAATGAGTTTGGTGGTGATCTCCTCCTAAAAGATGGTCTCCCAGTGAGTGACCCGCGTCAAGCGGATCCCTATACCGGTGATTGCCATCTCCGCTCTATTTGGGCCGACATAGATTATCCCATGCTCGCGACTCGTCGTTGTCGGGCTGGTGATCTTATTTCTATGTCTTATCATCCGTATCGTGGCGTATCATCAACGTATGGTTACGCCATGCCGAAGTTTATGGACGTCTTTCGAGACTATCTATACACTTATACGGCTCGAGAGAATGACCAGTACATCGATGCAAACAACGATCGCATTCTTTGTGCTCGGGTCGCCGGAGTTAACGAACCTTTTAAAGTTCGGCCAGTCACGAAAGGTGAGGCCTTACCTTATTGGTTGAGTAAATCTTACCAGAAGTCAATACATTCTTATTTGACACAATTTTTCCAGTTTGATTTGGCGGGAACGCCCATGTCTAAGAACGATCTACATCGTCTCCAAGCCATGACTCCTTCTCCGGATTCTCCTACAAATGAGTTGTGGGTGAGCGGCGATTATAGTGCCGCCACCGATAACGTTGACGTACGACTGACAATGATTTGTCATGAGGTCTGTATGGAACGTATTCGCAAGTTAAGGACTGACTACCCTCAACTTGACACAACCGAAGGCGAAATTGACATGTTG